TAAACCAGATTGTACTCTAGTTTCAAACTGTTTAACATAATCTTCATTTACTTTTGTAAATTTAGTTTCAACAGTTTGTCTTTTTGCTTCAACAGCTTTCGCATATTCTAAAGCAGCTTTTTCTCTTCGCTCTGCTTCTCTCATTTTACGAGTTAGTTTTGCGATACGAGATTGAACTCCTTTACTATAGTCTTCTAATTGTTCATCATCCTTTTTTTCTTCGTTTACTTGTCCACCTTCTTCTAATTTTGTTTCTCTTTCATTTTCAAATGATTTATCTGTTTCTTGTTCTTTGTTTTCTGTTTCTGTATTTCCCGTTTCTACAACGGCTTCGTCTTTTGCTTCTTCAATAACTATCTCTGCATCAGGACCTGATGTATCAATATCTACTGTTTTTTTTTCTTCGTCTGGCATAGTTACTCCTTCCTATGATTAAAACTCATGCAAGATGTCCTCTGGACTATCAATTGTTGCTAACACTTCATCGTCGTTTAGCAGACGAATTTCCCCACCATCTATCTTGATCCTTGATCCGGCGTAACGTGCAAACATTACCCAATCATTGACCTTGCACCACGGGCCTTCAGGATATCTCTCCTTATCCTTATAACATTGTGGGCCCATAGCTAAAACCAAACCACATTGAGAAGCGACTTGTTGCTTTTCTAAAGTAGTTTCGGCTAATACTAATCCACCTTTAGTTTTCTCTTTCATCTTGAAAGGTAAAACTAAAATTCTCCAACCCGTAGGTTGTGGGATTTTTCCTTCTTCTTTTTTCTCTGATTTCTTTACACCAATAAGATCATTGTTTGGTGTTAATATCGATGACTGTTCCTTCATTGTGCTCCTTATCGTTTAGCAGGTTAGAGATTTCCTGACGCACTGATTCCAGTGCATTGATTTGTCCTATTATATACTTGTAATTTTCCATATTGTCAACACTACCGGACGTTACTGATATTGACAATTGATCTATTCTTGAATCTAGGAATCTTAAAGTTTTATTGATTACTGTTTCTAATTGCATTTAACATTTCCATCTTCTCCGTGCTTGTCTGATTCGAGAATTAGGATCGTTACGAGTTTTTGCTGATGACCGTTTTAATTGTCCAAGTGATCTTGCGCAGTATGACTTCCTACGATTAGCAGCTTTTGATCCTGGCTTCACTTTACCAGTCACGGCTGTTTTTAATTTACTTCCAGGGTTTGCTGCCCTGTAAGCTCTTACACCTTTAGCTGTCATTCCAGCTCCAGATTTTGTTTTTCTATAATTAGCACCCTTACCTGTAGTAGTTTTTCTAATAGGATTTTCTTTTTTTCTCATTAGATTTTTTGCATTTCAGGGTTAGTAGATAGTATATTTTTTTCTGCTCTAGGTCTTGCAACAGAGTCTTTACTTCTTTTTCTAAGTTGAGCAATAGCAGATTCTTTTAATGCTTTTTCTTTTTTTAATCTTTGTAAATCTTTTTCTAAGTTCATTATGCAAATGTTTTTACGTTAGTTGGTTTACCGCCTGGATTACCAGCTGCTCTTTTTCGTTTGACAGCACTCGCCTTTTGCCCTTTTGACATCCGTGTGGCTTTTGCAAGTGGGACGCATTTTGGATATTTCCTCTTTGAGCCTTTGCTTCTCCCGCATGGTTGATATTTCCCGTCTTTCTTCGGCGCTCCAATGTCCACCCATTTTTCGGCTACCCATTGTCTTAACCCACCCTTTGAAAAGTGAGTACGCATTACGAATTCTTTCCGTAAGCTCTTCCTTTGCCTTTCATGGCTAACTTACATTTAGAACCAGATTTATAACCAGCTCTTCCACCTTTTGCAAATGAACCTTCTCTTTCAGTCATATCTTTTGACTTAGCAGTTTGAAGTGTGTCCATAAATTTTTTTGCTTTATCTAAAGATTCACTTTTAGTCATCATAGCATTTTTTTCTTTCATTTTTTTAGCAACTTTTTTAACATCGTCGTGTTGATATGAATGCGATACAGGGATAGTTTTATTTTTTTTTCTATCTCCTGGTAATATATCTTTTAATGCCATTATACTTGTCCTCCTTTAAGGTATTTCATTCTAGTCATATCCATCATTCCACCACCCATAGCTTTTTTTCTTTTCTTTTTGCCACCTGGTGTAACTTTACCAGAACATACTGCTGAACCATACATGTTCGCGTACGCCGAAGGGTAGACTTTGAATTTTCTTTTAGCGGCTGCTTTGCCTTTTGCACAGAGTTTAGCCATTATATTATCTTCTTTTTAGATTTAGCTTTTGCTATAAATTTTGCTTTTGGATCAGCTGCTGTTATTTTTGGATTATTATCTATACCATGTTTAACACTCTGCATTCCTAAATCAGATCCACCACCTTTTTTAAGACCAACTCTTCCACCTTTGTTAAAGTTTTTAGGTGCATTAAAAATTCTTGTTATGGCTTTTTTATTATCATCCATTGTTTTTTTAAATTTTTTTTCTTTTTCAACTTTTTTTTCTTTTTTTAATTCAGTGTTTGATTTAGTTTTTTCTTTATTAGTTTTAAAAGTTAAATCTTTTTTATTTTTTATCTCAAACAATGTTTGATTTAATTTTGCTTTAGATGCTTTTGTTTTTTGTGTAGTGATAGCTAATTTACTTTTAGCTTTATCTAATTCTGTTTTGTTAACTTTTGGTTTAGGTTTTAAGTATTCAAATACTTTTTTCCCTGCTTTAAAATATTTTGACATTATTTTTTTCCTCCGTTACGAAAAATTTGTGTACCCTTTATACCATAAATACTCGCCACGACAAGGATCCAAAGATTTGTGAACCATGACGGGAGCTGCGAGAACATATCGAAGAACAATTTTACCTTGTCCATCGCTGTTGGGTCATCCGATATCACTGCCCACGCGAGCACCAACACGGGCAAACTCAATATTACGAGGACCGCCTCGTCCTTCCAGTCCGATTGCCTTGCTTCTAATAATTTTCCTTGGTAAGCTTCCTGACCTTCGGCCATTTTTGTAGCGTGCATGAGTTGTGCTTCAGACATTGCCATTTTCGTCTTCTGCTTGTTAGCATAAATTTTACTTCCAGCAGAAACGGCTAATTTGATTGCCGATAACCACATGATTTAGTACCAAGTAGCCGGTTTTTTCTTTTCAGCTAGCATTCTTTTTTGTCCACCAACTTTTTCCTTGTCTCCAGTAGGAATATAGTTGAAAGAACCGTCAGCAGTTGTTTTAGATCTTGGATCTACTTCAACATTTTGACTTGGAACTGCCATTTGTTTTGCTTTTTTATAGTTCATCATAGTTTTTACCTCTATTAGTTTATATTAGCATTATTTTTTTTTGCAAGACTTACTCCAGCACGTAATTCTGCTAATTCTTCGTTTTGATCCATCTTATCTTCAGCTAATTCTCTTGCTTGCATCAATTTTGCTCTGTCAAAATCAGCTTTTGTTTGATCAGCTTCTCTTTTTCTGTCATTTTCCATCGCTCTTAGGTCAACTTCACGTGATTTTAGCTTCAATAGTGGGTCTGAATCAAATTGTGAAGTGATTTTGTTCTCTTCTTTCATAAATTCTTCAGTCATTTCAGCAATCAACACCGCTTTTCTTGACTCAACTTGGTTTGTAACCATTTGTAACTGTTGTTGAACCTGTGGATCCATTGCAGCCATCTGTTGCATCTGCTGCATTTGCATTAACTGCTCTCTAAATTCCATTTGAACTTGTTCTTGAGCCATAATTGAAATGTGTTCTAGTATATTTTTTTGTATTGCAGCCATAACAGGTGGATTATTTCTTACCATGTTAACAGACATAAAGTTTAAGTGAGCTGTGATGTGTGCTCTGTGGTCTTGACCTGGAAAAGCTTGAAAAGGTTTTCCTGCCATTGCATCAATGTGCTCTAAACTTGGATCTTTTGGTGCAGTTGGTGGAGGTGGAGGTAGAACTGCATCTACATCTTTAACACCAATTGCATTATACATATTTCTATAGATTTGATACATGTTGTGCATCTGTGGATTTGATGTTGCAATTTGTAATTGCGTTTGTGCAAGTGTAATTCTTTGAGACATTGAAAATATATTAGGGTCTGCTACTGGCACTACATCTACTCTATCATCAAAATCAGTCTGTTTAATATTTCTTGCACCACCTACAACATCATAAGGATATTCTGGTGGTAAGTATTGTGAAACTATTTTACCTAATAATTTGAATTCTTGTTTCATCGCTGCGTAACATCTTTTGTGAATAGCAGACATCACACGTGATCCACGTTCAAGAAGTGCAACAGTAGTTCCTACTGCAGCGCCTTGATTACCATCACCCACTTGCATATCAGCAATAGCCGCGAACCTTTGGCCAGCTTGTACAACAACTCCTAATAATTGTAACAATGTTGGACTTGGTTCTTTGTATGGTAATGGAAAGAATGCATCTCTTAAATTTCCACCTGGTGCATCTACATCTTTAAATTCACCTGGTTGTATTGGTGACGCTTCATCTCTAACTCTAACCCCACGTTGTTTAAATCCTGCAGGTAAGTTAGCTAGAGTTCCAGCATCTAATAATTGACGGAGAGCAGCCGTTGCCGTTCTGCTCAATCCGCCAATCATGTGAATGAGTCCAAAGCCATAAAATCCTAGTCCTGGCAGAAATTTGAAGTGGACAAAATATTGGATTTTATTTTTCTTTAGATCATCGGGCGCATAGTTTCGTCTAATAGACAAAACTTCTCTACTACCTTCTTCGACTGTAACGATGTAAGGTAATTTTATTCCTGTTGGTTCACCATCTGCTCCAACATCTTCAAAACCTTCTAAGTCTAAATTAACGTGACACTCTAACAAAGTATATACAGGTTCATTTTTACCTGTCTTCTTAGTTCCTTCTAACTCACGTTCTTTTTTAGATAATTCTCCATTACTCTCTGTGCCTGGAGGACTTAATTCTACATCTCTATAGAATCCAGATACTTGTTGTTTTCTTAATTCATTCTCTGAAATTTTCACGGTATGAATAACTGCTTCCGCATCGTCTAATGAGGTAGCTGTGTACGGAACAATTAATTCATCCGCTGGTACAAACTTCGATACCACTCTTCCAAGTGGTACGTCGTAGTAAACTTTTTTAAATGTAGATCCAGCTAGTGGTAAATGAAATAGCATAGAATCAAATTCTGATTCATATTCTTTCATCGTGTCCATGATTAAATAATTCATGTAATCTTTAACACGTTGAGACTGTTGCTCTGTTTGTGGATTTTTAATTCCTATAACTTGTGTTCTAACCGGTCCATCACTTGGTAATAATTCTTTATACGCTTGAGCTTGAAACTGTGTAACAGCTTCTGCTAAAACCGGGTGTGTTGCACCTGAAGCTCCTTGAAACGGTTCAGTTCTGTTTTCGTATTTGAAACCTAGTAAGTCTAATCCTGTTGTGTAAGCGCTCTCCCATTCTTTTCTAGATGATTTGTAGTCCATATAATTTTGAACCATTTCATTTCCAATTGGATCTAAAATATCATCTGGTAAAATATCAGCTAAGTTATCAAAGTGTGATTCTGTTCCAGGTACATTTATTGATCCTGGTTCAAAGTCTAATGTAACTCCACCGTCTTCTTCTGGGATAACCTCTACAGGTCCTTTTTCAATATCTTCTTCCTGAACACTAACTTCTTCTGCCATCTCTTCTTCTGAAGGGATGTCAATTTTCGTACGAGTGTTAGGGAGTCCTTTGTCTATATCTGCCATTTATTACTCCTATACCTTCTTAACACGATTAAATAAATAAGACAAGCCCTGTGAATCAGGGTTCATGGATCTTGTCATTGCACCTTCTGGATCACCACCAGATAATCCTGCTATTCCACCTCCTGCAAACTGATTACCTCTATAATACTCTTGCACAGCTGGCATATAGTTTATAGCTTTTTCTCTATCTTCTCTGTAGCCTGCTTTAGGAAATATTGTGTCCATAAAATTTCCAAAAGCAACAGTTGATGGTTTTGTCATTTGCATTGCTTTTCTTTTTGCGTCTGCATCAGACATTAGAGCTGGCACCATTGGATCAATAGCTTTATCTAATCTATCTTCTGTTTGTGTTCTTGCTAGATCTTGAATTAGTGCTTTGTTTTTATCTGCTTGATTATAAAAATTTTCTGCTTGTTGTTGTTTTATTTTTTGAAATCTTTGCTCAGGTATTCTACCTTTACCTTTTTGGTTTACAGCAATATTGTAAAGTCTGTTTTCTTCGTTAAATTCTCCAAACGTATTATTCATTTCATCTATTGCATTTTCATAAGCAGCTATTTTACCTATTTGATTTGCATCTACTCCAGCATCTTTGTAACCTTGGTATCTTAATTTTTTATTATCTATTTGAGTTTTATCTCCTAATGCATAA